TGACCTTAATGACAGAACATATAGATTTAGGTATATCTTAGATAAGGATGCGTTCCCTATACCAAGACCACCTATCACTGGTTTCGTTCTTCAGCCCAGATCATCAGAAACAAACTCACCAGCATATAGTAAGACATATTACATCTATGATGTAGAAACATTCCAAGAGTTTATTCGAGGTGTACAGGATGGTATATACTATTTGACTCTACTATCAGCGTCAGTATCACCTGCAACATCAAACTTTGATGACTTCGCATTCTCACAGCAGACCGTGGACATCTATCCTGCATTTGACAGAGATAACCCAGTTGCTGACCCTGCACCTGCAGTTTCCATTGCTGATAATGAAGTGTTGGGTGTGGTTAAGACCACTGATGGTGCTACTCCAACTCCTAATGAGAACAAACAGTTATCTATTACGAAGGAAACTACACAGTTTATATTGTTAGAGACTGAAAATAACTTAGGATATAACACTACATCTAACGTACTGAATAGTATAGTTGTTACTGCACGTTTAGGTGATGAAGAAGAAAGAAAGATAGCACTGAAACTAAATCCAGACCAGTCGGTACAACCTCTACAGGTTGAGTTACGAAGGTACTCAATTCTTAGAGCATCAGGTCACACGTTTGAGTATCTTGGATTTGGTCCAGGTAACTACAGTACAGCGTTCCCATCTACACAGGTTGAGGTGTTATCACCACAACAGGTGAGACTATCACAGTCACTTAAGGAAGCAGCAGGTGTGGCATACTACTCTGGTGTTAACAGTGATGGTGAACTGTTCGTTGGTAACCAGGTTATTAACCCAGTTACAGGTCAGATCACTAACGAAGATATTGCTCAACTTAACGTGTTGGGTGAGGAGGACACGACCATTGAGACGTTCTCCGAATTGGTTCTTACTGATAAACTAACCGTAATTGGTGGTGCATCTAACCAGTTAGAATCAGTATTCTCTGGTCCTGTTACCTTCCAGAAGAAAGTAACATCATCAGATGAATACAGTCACTTAAGTACACTTACTCTAACACTGATGGTACAGTTCTTAAACAGACCTTCCTAGCAGAAGAACTGAATGGACTACCAGATCTACAGTCAGGGTTAGCTTTTAACAATGGTGACATTTGTTATAACATTGACTGGGCACCTGGTCAATCACTCGGATGGGTGTATGATACTGGTGTATGGTACAAGATTGGATTGAGTGATACTACACCTATTACATCTAACAGATACAGTGGTGTAACACATTATGGTATTGGTATGTCACCTGACGCATCCAACAGGATGAAGATTGGTGGTAACACCTATATTTCTGGTGACTTGGATGTTACTGGTAAATATGGTTGTGCAGATAAATACTCTTTAGCAACTGGTATTGCAAATAGCAATAACGGTGTTACATACAATGGTAATGGTGCAACTCAGACGTTTAATATTTCTGCTGGACACACTGCTTACTCACTTTTAGTATTTCTAAATGGTGTCGCTCAAGTTCCTGGCGTAGACTATACAGTAACAGGTAATGCTGTTGACTTTAGTATATCTTCTCCACCTGCAACTGGTGACGTTATTCAGATTCGTGAACTTGTTATCTAAGTTTCACTAGGGAATTATGTCAACAAAGATTATTGGAAATCAGATTGATGCTGCAACTAGGGCAATTGTTACTGCTCTAACTGTTACAGAGCAAATCAATCTGCCAGAACTTAACCAAGCAGCAGTTAATGCACTTGGTACTCCTGCGTATGGAACCTTAGTATATAACTCTACAGAAGACGAAGCACAGATATGGAAACAAGATGTATCTGGTGGTCCTGGTTGGGATAGTGTCGGTGGTGGTGGTCCGTCAATTGGTGAGAAATCTATCATCAGGACAAATGGAACAACCATATCAGAAAACTTAACGATAGGTCCAACAGCTAACGGTGGTGTAGAATTTACAAACGGTTTCACTGCTGCTCCTATTACTATATCAAACGGTTACACTGTCACAATTGAGAACGGTGCTACATGGACAATTATTGGTCCTGACGAGAACCTTGCAGCATACAGATATTTTAACAACGTTGGTATCAACGAACACTTAAGAATGGTTCCAGGTTCTACATTAGAGTTTGGACAAACAAAAGCGAATTTCATAGCATTTGGTAAGGGTGGTTCTGTAACTGTAGATCATAGTCAAGCAACATATTTTATTACTACTAACCCTTCAGGTTATAATGGTAACTTTACCATTAACTTTAACAACGTACCTAACGTTGGTGGATTTATATATACTGCACAGGTACTTGTTCGTCAACAGAATGGTAGTGGTCACATTACCAATGTCCTAATAAATGGTAATTCTACTGACAAATACTATGCATCCAACCCAGGTACAAGTAATGGTTGGGATTTAGTTGAGTTCTTCTTCTATGTTGATGGATCAAACTGGAAGGTATTTGGACACAACCGTTCATACGATTAATTATGTCTACACAAACCCAGCTAAATAAAAGGAAGGAGAATTCATAACCAATGACTAGATTAAATGTCGCACAAGTAAAGGATTTATCTAACCAAGGCGGTATGTCGTTCTCTGGTGGAGCGATCACTGCTAATGGCACGTTGACTGTTGCTAAATTGGTTATTAACGGAACCGTAAGTGGATCTTCGGGATATATTATCCCGTCACAAAGTGGTCAAGCAGGTGAGTTTCTCTACACTAATGGATCAACAATATCATGGAATACTGTTGATGGTGGTGGAGGAGCACCATCCTCTATATCAGTATATAACTCAAGTTCTACTTGGAATAAACCAGGTGGCATCAGACGTATTTGGGTTAAATGTACTGGTGGAGGAGGAGGTGGTTCAGGTTATGGTGAATCTGGATCTGCAGGTGCACACACAGAATCATTCGTTGATGTAGAAAACATTAACTCTATCTCTGTATCAGTTGGAGGTGGAGGCGGTGGAACCAATTATCAGTCTCGTGGTGGTAACGGAGGAACTAGTTCCTTTGGTAATTACTGCTCATCAGGTGGAGGTCAAGGTGCAAACCGTAACCAACAGCATGAAGGATCATTAGGTGGTAACCCTAATCAAGGTTCAGTTAGAATCTATGGTGGTTCAGGTCAAGGACATAGAAACCCACCAGGTCTAGGTCATGGTGGTGATAGTTTCTGGGGTGGTGCATCACCAACAACCCACAGAAGACAACAGTGGGCACAAAGATACCGTAGCCATGCTGCATACGGTGCAGGTGGTTCATCAGGTAAGAACCCTGAAAGGGGTGGTGATGGTCGTCAGGGCATCATAGTTGTCTACGAATTTAACTGATATAAATAACAAAGAAGGAGACAGAGTAATCAATGAGTACCCTCAAAGTATCGGCAATTAGAGACCTTTCTGGTTCTGGTGGTTTAGACCTCAGTTCTGGTTCTATTACAGTGAATGGTACTCTAACCGTATCCAACATAAACATTAATGGAACCATATCAGGTTCTTCATCACAGGTTATCCCATCAGTATCGGGTCAGTCAGGTAAGTTTCTTACCACTAACGGATCGTCGATGTCATGGGGTCAGATCGAATCAGGTGGTGGACCAAAATCAATCAGTGTATATAACTCAGGTTCCACATGGAATAAACCATCAGGTATCAAACGTATCTGGGTGATGTGCACTGCAGGTGGTGGTGGTGGATCAGGTTATGGTGAATCTGGATCCGCAGGTGCACATACTGAAAGTATTGTTAATGTAGAAAACATTAACTCCATTTCCGTCTCTGTTGGTGGCGGGGGTGGTGGTACCAATTATCAGTCTCGTGGTGGTAATGGTGGTACTTCATCCTTTGGTAACTATTGTTCATCAGGTGGTGGACAAGGTGCTAACAGGAACCAACAACATGAAGGATCACTAGGTGGTAACCCTAACCAAGGTTCTGTTAGAATCTACGGTGGTTCGGGTCAAGCACACAGAAACCCACCAGGTTTAGGACATGGTGGACATAGTTTCTGGGGCGGTTCGTCTCCTACTACCCACAGGAGACAGCAATGGGCTCAGCGTTACAGATCTCACGCAGCATATGGTTGCGGTGGTTCATCTGGAAGAAACGGTGAGAGAGGTGGCGATGGTCGTCAGGGTATTGTAGTAGTTTACGAATTCGATTAAAATGAAAAGTTGTTTAGTTAGATCAGACGGTTTTATCACCGATATCGTCGAGAAAGGCGAAGAGTTCGAAGTCTACACAGGTCCAGGATCTTCACTTAAGTGGATTGATGCACCTGACGAGATAGACATCGAATGGAGATTGATGTTAGGAGAATGGGTACCCGATTTCCTATACACAGATCCACTTAACGAGAAACTTATCGCCTATGGCGAACCAGGTGTACAGTTAGGTAGACTCTGGAATGATATAGATGCAGGTCTCTTTGGAGACAATGCAAAGAAAGGAGAGTTCTATACACACGTTAAGGGTGTAAAGGAAAATGCACGTCCTATCACATGGAAAGAGATAGAAGTAGTTGATCCTGCTGATCCTAATAAAACTATTAAGGAGACAGTGGCAGAAGAACCAGATCAACCATTCCCACATGATGATAAGATGCCAGCATGGAATACTCCAGAGGAAATGGATGTTGACGTTCGCAAGGAGTTTAAACTCGCTGAGTTCGCTGAATAACCTTTAGTAAACCTATTACTTTATTATGAAAATTCGTAATGTCCTCATTGTTGGGGGTGGAACTGCTGGTTGGATGACTGCTGCAGCACTCCTAAAATTATGCCCACACATTAAAACCTCGTTGATCGAGAGTCCCGACGTACCCACCAGTGGTGTCGGTGAATCTACTCTCGGACAGATCAACGAGTTTTTTAAGTTATTGGACCTTAAGGATGAACAGTGGATGAAAGACACTGGTGCTACCTATAAGGTGAACATCAGATTTAATGATTTCTATCAGAAAGGTGAGACATGGGATTATCCATTCGGTAGTGCTGAGAGAGTATTAAAGACACTACCACATGGGTGGATGTCATGGTTCTCATTAAATTTAACTAGACCAGAGAAGTATCACAGGGGCACATTTTCTGAGTGTTTTAATAGTGTAGGTGCGTTAGCTAAGTATAATAAGTTAAGTGATGATGATAAGTGGTGGAACCCATGGGTAGATAGTGCATATCATTTCGATGCAATTAAGTTTGGTCATTGGTTAAAGGATAACTACTGCCTACCTAGAGGACTGAAATATCATACTGGCAATGTGGGCAGATTTGCCCAAGATGCCCGTGGATATATCACTAAAGCATATACTGATGATGGTAGAGAGTTTGAGGCAGATTTATATGTAGATTGCACAGGATTTAAGTCTCTATTATTGGAGCAGACATGTGGTAGTAAGTTTATTTCATATCACCATAACGATGGGGGTTCACTACTGAATGACACTGCTGTAGCGTGTCACATGCCCCACTCAGACCCATCTAAAGAGATAACTAACAGTACCAACTGTACTGCCATAGACAATGGATGGGTATGGGATGTACCCTTGTGGGATAGATCAGGTGTAGGGTATGTGTACTCAAAAGATTTTGCAGATAAACCAGAGGAAGAACTATATAATTATTTGGTACGGACAAGAGGGAAGGAGAGAGCAGACAAAGCATCCATGAGAACTATTCCATTTAAGAATGGAAAGCATGAGAAGTCATGGGTAAAGAATGTATGTGCTATTGGTCTCTCCAATTGTTTCGTAGAACCATTAGAAGCAACAGGTCTAGTGACCACACATGAACAAATTACTAGACTATGCACAACACTAGCAGGTAGAGAGGGGTATACTAATAGAGCAGAAATAGATATGATGAATCTAGTGGCAGACCTAGAGATAGATGGTTTTATGACATTTATATCTGCTCACTATGCTTTCAGTAGAAGGGAAGGTAAGTATTGGCAGACAGTAGCAGATGATATATCATATAATTTCACAGAGGGTGGATTAGATAACCTATTTGTCAAATACTCAGCAGAGAAGCATGTATCATATGAGTGGATCGGTGATCCTGCACACAATGATGGTGTCAGATATATAGCAGCAGGTATGGGATTTAATCCTATTTGTGACCATACTCTATATCTCAAGCGTCTGATGAATAATTTGTCTGAAGGTTATGATGAGCATTACTTAGATGAAGCAGATAATACGTTTGACGAATGGAGGAAGACCATGTATGATTGGACAAAGAACATGGATTCGTCATACGAATACACAAGAAAGAAGATCTATGAGGGTTAAAGACGTAGTTATCGTTGGTGGTGGTAGTAGTGGTTGGATGACTGCTGCTGCATTGGATGTATTGTGTCCTCATGTCAATGTGACTCTTATTGAGGATCCAAATCAAGGTGTCATAGGTGTGGGTGAGTCCTCACTACAGCAGATTCGTAGGTTCATAGCATTGCTAGGACTCAAAGACTCAGACTGGATGAAGGACATAGGTGCAACATATAAGACTGCTATTAGTTTTAATGACTTCTGGAAGAAAGGAGAGAGTTGGTTGTATCCCTTTGGATCTCCAGATGAGATGGAGAGTAAAGTTCCATGGATGGCATGGTTCGTACTCAATGCAACTAAACCAGAGAAATATGGTAATGGTACATTTGCTACTACATTTAATCCTGTAGCACACCTCACCAAATATAATAAATTAACCTATGATACTACCTACTGGACACCATGGACTGATACTGCATACCATATAGATGCTATTAAATTTGGACAGTGGTTAAAGAATAATGTATGTAAGAGAGTAAAACATATTAAGGGTGTAGTTAGTGGTTGGCAACAGAAACCAAATGGTGATATTGAGTCAATAATATATGGAGGTAAGAGATTATCTGCTGATCTATTTGTAGATTGTAGTGGGTTTAAGTCATTACTATTGGGTGACGCAATGGGTGTACCATTTGAGTCATTCCATTATAATGATGGAGGTTGCTTATTAAATGACAAAGCAATATCTATTTCAGTACCACATGAGGATCCATCAAGAGAAGTTACTAACACAACTAACTGCACAGCATTAAATAATGGATGGGTGTGGGATGTACCATTGTGGGAACGTGGTGGACTGGGGTATGTGTACTCCAGTGACTTTATTACAGAGGATGAGGCACAAGTAGAGTTGTATGACTATTTGGTACGCTCTAGGGGCAAGGAGAGGGCAGACGCAGTGTCATATAGAACCATACCATTTAGGATGGGTAAGCATGAGAAATCATTTGTTGGTAATGTTATTGGTATAGGTTTATCTAATTGTTTTGTGGAACCATTAGAGTCTACTGGTCTCTTAGTTACCCATGAACAGGTGATTAGATTGTGTAATGCACTATCAGGACGTAATGGGTTCATACCTAAGGTAGAGAAAGAAATGATTAATCAGGTAGCAAACTATGAAATTGAGGGTCATAAGAACTTTGTTGCTGCTCACTATGCTTTCTCTGAACGTGAGGAACCATTCTGGAAGACTGCATCAGAGGTCATAGACTATGACTTTAAAGGTGCTGACAACCTATTCTTACGTTATGGTTCACATAAGTACATAAACTTTGACTTCCTAACTGACTTGGGTAGTATAGAGTACAATGACGGACCTAGATATTGTGCAGCAGGTATGGGATTTAATCCTATAAATAAAGTGACACTACCTTTATCAAGGATGTGCAATGAAATAATACCTGAGGAGGACGAGCAAGCACTCGCCAACGCAGAGGAGATTATTGACAAGTGGCATGAAGACATGCTATCATATTGTGAGACTTTACCCTCGTCTTACGAGTTCTTAAAACAAACCATTTATCAGGAATAAAATGTCAGAAGATACGAATTTAAAGGTGGATAACCTAGAAGATGCAGGTGAGGTTGCTGGTTTATCACCAGATCTTGCAGCAGCAGCAACAAAACTAAATCCTGACTCCATTAATGAAGATATGGAGGATTATGGATTGCCTGAGTTGCCCCCTGAGGATATACAGGAAGTTAAGGATGCTTACGAAGCAGTTCAGAGTCTTGATGATCTATGGAAAAATCTTATCTATCAACATAGAGAGAAGTATACTCACTATCAAGAGATGCAAGAAGGATTGGGTTCCATGGCATTTGACAGACCTGAGACTAGAATCAACTTTACCGACCTTAATAAGATTAGAGACGAGTTAGTTAAGATAGAAGGTGGTATTGAGACTCTTAACTTGTATCGTAAGTATGTGCTTAAAGAAGATGAGAAACCATGGTTAGAAGCAGATATGGAGAAGGAGAGATCTAATATCAAAGTAGCAACTTCATCCAAATACTCAGATAGTAAAAGGGCAGAACAAAAAGCAAAAGACTATACTAAATTATCAGATTGGCAAGGTGAAGTAAGAGACGACCTTAACAAGTTGACCTAATGGATCTAAACCTTGATTATTTGTTCCCCACTCCTATTTGGTGGTTGGATTTAGATATTGATGTAGCAGCAATGCAAGAAATATGTTATGGTATTGCTGAGAATATGCCTACAAAAGAAAGAAGTAACAGGGGAATACTGAATTATCAGTCCCCTGACTTTTTTGGCGAGGAATTAGTTAAAGAACCAGAGGATGATGTGTTTGCTGAGTTATGCAGACAAATTAAACACTGGGGTAATAAAGCATTTGATTCATTTGAGTCATGTGCTACTACGTTGGAATTTGCTAACGTATGGATTAATATTAATAATAAGGGAGGATATAATGAGGTACATGTGCATCCAGGTTCTATAATGTCTGGTGCATTTTATGTCAAGACTCCTAAGGAGGGTGATTGTGGTAGTATCACATTTCATAAGAATCCTATGGAGGGATATGTAGTTCATTCTCTCGGATTGGCAGAGGATTTGAGTAAGGCAGAAGCAGCACATACTCATGCAACTATGTCTTACCCACCAAAAGAAGGTCGATTAGTTCTATTTCCATCATGGGTATCTCATGGTGTGAGAGAGAACCACACTGAAGAAGATCGTATTAGTATCTCATTTAACTTGATTCCAAACAGGAACAAGAGAGATATGGCAGACATTATTAAATCACATGATAGAACAACTATTCTCGGTACCCGTAGTGAAGGGAACGATAGTACCATCTGATGAACAACTATCTGCATCATTATCATTCTTAGATGAAGCATGGTCAGTTGCTAATCGTGGTGTATGGGCAAATGAATCAGGTAAGTCAACTGGTGAACTAGAACAAGGGATGGAATTATATCAATCATCTACATTTGATTGGTTAACCATGCCTATGTTAGATGCAGTACATGATTACTGGGATAATACTCTAAAGTATCGTAAAGATTTCCACATGTATGTGGATGCTATGTGGGCGAATCAGCATTTCGAAGGAGATAGCACAGGAGAGCATAGTCATTGTGCAGGTGCAGGTAAGTCACATGTATCGTGTGTATATTATCTTAAGAAGAACCCTGACTATGGTCATTTATTATTTCGTGATCCAATAGAATCTATTTGGGGTTTGTCACCTCTAGATTATATGTTCACAAATAACAAGAAGCATCATATACATAAGGCAAAGTCATATGATTATGTGATATTTCCATCATGGTTATATCATGAGACACAACCAAATGGCAAAGATGAACGCATTGCTATTAGTATAAATTTTAGTGGGTTCCCATTAGATCTAAGTGAAGGAGACATTCATGGAAGTACTTAGTTTACCATTTTTAAATCCAAAAATATTCCAGACAGATGATAGACCAAGAGTCTGGGAGGGTGCATTAAAGAATCCCGAACAGTATTGTACATGGGATGATGTAACCAAGTGCATGAATAACCCATGGCATTTTAGGTGCTGCTTACTCAATACTGATGGACGTAGACTAGATCTTAATGAGCAGTTTGAGGTGTGGTATGAGGATAAGTTTCCATTAAAGGAGGAACTATTCCAAGGTATTAATGAAGGACTGACGTTTACTATAGAACAGTATGGTCATTATAATAAGGCAGTAGATAATTTATTAGAGAATATAGAAGACAGGTATGATTGCAATTGTGATGCACATATATTTGGTAATGCTAAACCAAATGGTGTATCCTTTGGTGCACACTGGGATCTACCACCTAATTTTATATGTCAGATAGAAGGAGAGACACACTGGCAAGTATATAAAGAGAGGTGTAGTGCATTAGTTAAGATGGATGATAATCCATACAGTCCTGATAATAATAATCACCAACTCACAGTTGATTTAGATGTGATATTAAAACCAGGTGATGTTATGTACTTCCCTGCAAGAACATATCATAAACCATTTCCAGGTGGTAAAAGATTAAGTATGAGCATACCATGTTCATATCCTCGTGATGTACCAAGTGATAGGAGACAATATGAAATCCGTTTTTAATACACTACCAGAACCTATAGTTAACCAACTAGACAATATATGTCGCAACCCAAGGTTTCCGTGGTATTGGTTAGATGATACTACCTATCAAGTTGCATCCAGTCATGATGGTATTAAGGCACAGTCATTCTCTCATCAATTAATAGATGAGTATGAACCTGTTAGTGAACAGACAGGACTATTTGAGAGTGCATTGCATTGTATTGCAGATAAATGTGATGCTAGAGTATCAGACATATATCGTGTACGATTAGGACTATGCTATCCTGATGGTATGTTACATCATGCACCACATACAGACTATGATTTCGATCACACTACTGCATTATATTATGTCAATGAAGCAGAGGGTGATACATTTTTCTTTGATGGTGATAATAATATTGTTCACCGAGAGACACCACTCAAAGGTAAGATGATAGTATTTGATGGTAAAGATATACATGCTTCATCATCACCCACTCAAGGTATTAGGATTGCAATGAATGTCAATTTTAAACTACGAATTTCTTGACCCTGAGGTCTACAAATATAATGATGAACCTAGAGTATGGCATAATGCTGTAGGGCAGATCGTTACATGGGAGGATGCAGAAAATGCCTTAAATGCCCCATGGAATTACATCACTACAGTATTAGGTGATGATGGTAAGAGAATAGATTTAGAGACAGTAGAAGAACCATGGTTCTTTAAGGGAGTATATAAGAAGAGAGATCTATTTGAGTATGCAAGACGTGGATGGACAGTAAATATATCACAGTATGGTCATGGTAATAGTAAGGTAGAAGAGTTATTAACTGAGTTCGAGACTAGATTTGATGGGTGTGCTGACTGTCATATCTTTATGAACTTAGGTACAAGACCACAAGCAAAATCATTTCATCCACATTGGGATCAAGGTCCAACATATATTATGCAGATGGATGGAGAGACTAGATGGGTAGTATATGAGAACAGAGCAAGTGCATTGCTACCAAGCACAGAAGACTATCCGTATGTACCAAGTCAGGAAGAACTGACAATACAACTAGACACTGTACTTACAGCAGGAGATGTACTATACTTACCCCAGAGGAAATTCCACAAAGCATATCCATCTAAAAAGAGACTCTCAATATCAGTACCAATATGGTGTCCAAAGAGATGTGAGTGCAGTGATCGGAATTCGTATCGTTTAAATCTCTAAATACTATTAACGTCACATGTGGGGGAAACATGACATCAATAGCAGTGGAGTGCCTAACTCTACAGCAGAAGCATAAACAAACATTAACTAAAGCACTGTTCCTATTACAGAAAGAGTGTTATAATAAACTGGGTCAACTACCAGATGAACAACGTGAATTGATTGATGAAATTGCGTCCGCCTTACATCTCAAGCATGAGAATAGAGGATAACTTCCTCGCTCAAGACAAATGGAAAGAACTGCATGATTATATGACATCATGGGAGTTCCCATGGTTCATGCAACCTACATTAACTTATGGTAATGATGATTTAGAATCGTTTGGATTTAACCACTGGTTAACTGCTGAGGAACACCCATTATTTGCTCACCTCGTCAGCGAGATGCAATCTGCCCTATCTGCCCGTAATGTGTTACGGGTACGAGCAGACATGACAATACTTAACCCTAATAAGTATAGACATGGATGGCATACAGACACTAAGGAGAAGCATACAGTCTGCATATATTATGTGAATGATAGTGATGGTAATACATTACTTAAGGATCCAGTTGAGGGTCATGGTTTTATGCAAGTAGAACCAAAAGCGAACAGACTATTGGTATTTGATGGCAGTATAGAACATACTGGTCACTCACCAAGTGAACACAAGCAGAGGATATTAATCAATGCAAACTTAGAGTTATGAGTACACCTATTTTTCTATCGGAGTCTGTTAGATTGGAACTAAGAAACATACTCAAGTCACTTGAGATTGGAATGAAAGTTAAGACACCTGACAATGAAGAAGGGTACATAGATTTCATTTGTGACCAATACATCACTGTGGTGACCCATGAGTGGGAGGATAAGGATAAGTTAAATGGTAAGAGACAAGTCAAGGTATTGGTATATGCTGATGACTGGGAGAATATGTATCTAGAGGACACTCACTTCTTTAATAAAAAGAATTATACAGGATATATTAGTGAACATCCTGGAAATGAGGATTTGCCAAAAGACATTACTGGCAAGGATCCTGAGAATAAATAATTACATAATGAGGAACTATCATGTGGAACGTTAATTTAAAACCTGTATGTAAGTTTGCTACTAAGGTTAAGGAGTGGGATAAGGCACTAGCAAAGAAGATACAAGACAAGTATAACTTGACTGACTATCAAATGTTATGCCTAGCATTTGGCAAAGGATTTATTATTGGTGCTATACTATTATGATGCAATTTAATGAGAAGGACGTTAACCGCATGATTAGAGCATGTGAGTACTATGAGCATTGGGTATGTGGCAATCATCCTACTGGTTATATGAAGGAAGAATACAGTCACCTACTAAAGAAACTACATAACTATGAGTCCGAGATTGAGTGTCCAGATTGCAAGTGCTGTACAGTCCACTCATAGAAGTGGCACACACCCTGTTGCAAGTGGTTGACCATATGGTATTGTATTAATGGGAAACAAAGCGGTTCCCCTCTAGTCCGACAAAGATGCCGATCCCATAAGCAACTCGGATCCCAGAAGCGGACACATGACCGAGGGGGTAAAATGCACAGACAGACCGTTTTTGTTTCTCTCGTCAATATCTGCCATTAACTAAATGCCAACTGCAACACCTCGCAAAAGAAGGACACGCAAGACTACTCCTGCACAACCTAAAGTCGAGGTCATTAAAGTGAAAGCAACCAAAGCAACATCAGTGAGACCTAGCACTCTTCTCAAATCCACTGATTATCTAAATGATATTAAAGTGAGACTTGAGATTCATAACTACGAAGTAAATGCACTCGTAAATGATATTAAATGGGGTTACAGCAAAGTCAAAGACTACGTTGTCACCACATATAAGAAAGAGTTCGCTAAGTAAACCACTCACTAAACTGTCCACAAGCACCCAATAAGGGTGCTTTTTATTTGTATAATGTAAAGGTAGGCAAGTAGTCATGCCTACACAAATCTTATTATTGATTAAGTGACCACTTCTTTGAGACCACATCAAGAGCGAGCATTGGAAGCAATGACTACGCAAGATAAGGGTCAAATCATAGTGCCTACTGGTGGAGGCAAAACATTTATAATGATACAGGATACTATCAACCAGTTCCAAAGTAGTATCCCTAAAACTATTGTAGTAGTAGCACCTCGCATATTATTATCTCAACAGTTATGTGATGATTTTATGTCACATATAGATGCTGATGTGTTACATGTACATAGTGGCAAGAGTAAATATCTTAATACTACAAAACCTGAGGAGATTATCCAATGGGTTGATGATAGTGTTAAGCATAGAATAATATTCACAACATATCATTCACTTCATAGAATAGTGACTGATGTTGATACAATATATTTTGATGAAGCACACAATAGTGTAGCAAAATCATTCTTTAATGCAACTCAGTATTTCGCTAATAAGAATGTATCTAATCGTTGCTACTACATGACAGCGACACCTAGGGTGTCTAGGAAGCACGAGAGGGGCATGAATAATGCTGAGGTATATGGTAACATCATCTGTAATGTACAGGCAACAGAATTGATTGAGAGTGGAACTATATTACCACCTACCATAGTACCATTTAATACTGAGAAACCCGCACAAGATAGCATAATAGACATCATTGATAATGCTTATGATGATGGTGTGCTTAAGGTATTAGTATCAGTACCTAGTTCTAAAGTATTAGGTAAGATGTTGGGTCAATCATCATTGTTAGAGGAATTAAAAGAGAGAGACATTAATGTGTTACATGTAACCAGTAAATTTGGTGCATATGTTAATGATAAGAAAGTATCTCGTAACGAGTTTCTAACAACATTGCGTGAGTGGGCAAAAGATGATACAATATCCTTTATATGCTTTCATTACAGTATTCTTTCAGAGGGTATAAATGTAAGTGGATTAACTCATACTATTATGATGAGATATTTGTCAGTTGTAGAGATGGCACAAACCATAGGTAGAGTCATTAGATTAGATGCTGACGATAGAGCAAGAATTAATAGTGGTGAGTTAGCACCTATGAATTGGTCACTATATAATAAACCAACAGGTTATGTTACAGTACCAGTTCATCCTAAGACA